GATGATATAAGACCTGAACACAATAATGCAAAGTATCTGCAATCAGTAGTTGATACAGCTGTTGAATGGTGGTCGCCTTACTCACATTTGATTGATGTCATTGGTTACGGTAATCACGAAACCGGTGTAATTAAGTTTAAAGAGTATGATCCATTGCAAGGGTTTATAGATTTATTCAACGCTAAAAATAACAGCAACGTTCAAAAAGGTGGTTATGGTGGTTGGTATCAAGTAGCCGGTGGCTCGGGGGGTTCTGGTGGTGGCGGTGGAGGCCGAGCCAATGTCGCTGGGGGTTCTGGGACATCCGGCCAGGGCTATGCCGGTGGACGCGCAGAAGATGGGAATACCAGTGGTCAAAATGCTGGCGGTGGAGGTGGCGGTGCTTCCCAGGCCGGAGCAGATGGAAACTACCCTAACGGTGGTGACGGCGGTGACGGTGTCGCTTCTTCTATTAGCGGCTCTAGTGTTACTCGCGCTGGTGGTGGTGGTGGTGGAACACAGGACGGGACTGCTGGTGCTGGAGGTACTGGTGGCGGTGGTGTAGGTGGTCAGTCAACAACGCCCCCCGGAAGTGGGACAGCCAACACAGGTGGAGGCGGTGGAGGTGCAGCCGATAGCACTACTGGCGGTAGTGGCGGTTCTGGGGTTGTTATTATTAAATACCCCGCGAGCAAAACACCTACAATCGGGCCGGGTCTAACCTCAACCACAACCACCGTCGGTAACTTTAAAGTGACCACGTTTACTGCTGGTTCTGACGACATTACGTTTGCATAGGGAATACAATGGCTCACTACGCTTTTATTAACGACCACAACATTGTCACGCAAGTTATTGTGGGACGTGACGAGGACGACCTTGTTGAAGGCGTGACTTCGTGGGAGGAATATTACGGGGAGCGTCACAATCAACGGTGTTTGCGCACGTCCTACAACACTCGCGCTGGCGAACACGTCCTCGGTGGTACTCCGTTCCGAGGCAACTATGCCGGGGTGGGATATTCCTACGATGAAACACTTGACGCTTTCCTACCCCCAAAACCTCACGCTTCGTGGACGAAAGTTAAGCCATGATCCAGCTGTATAACCCATGGCCTGAGCCATATACGATTAACGCCCGGAGCCCTTACGGACCCAGGCGTCACCCCATTACAGGCAAAATGTCATTCCATCATGGAATTGACGTAGCCGCACCGACAGGAACACCGCTAATTGCTGGTGCTGACGGCACGGTTGCCCATAAAGGATCTGGTGCTTCGGGTGGTTACACTTTGCTTATTCGACACGCAGGTAACTGGCACACCGTGTATTACCATTTGCAGAAGCCGTCCCATCGGCATGTGGGTGAGCAGGTGAAAGCTGGCGATCTTGTCGCTCACGTGGGCAGTACAGGTCGGTCGACAGGTCCTCATCTTCACCTCGAAGTCCGTCGTAGTAGAAAATGGGGTGACACGGAGGATCCTGAAAAGTTTTTGGTGGGTCCGTTCCGTTCACGTGCGAACGCGGATAATGAGCCAATATCGTCGCCCGCGGATAGGCGTCCCCGTCGACGTGTGCGGATGCCGTCTTTTGGTATTAGTGGGCGTTTGAAAGCAATGGATGTTCGTGCGGTGGCACGGTTTATGCGAGGCCGGAGATGACTGAAAACAACGGAACCGGAGGTGTTCGCATTACGACGAAAGATATTTTTGAGGAAGTGCAACGCCAAGGCCGCCTGCTGGAAAAAATAGCTAATAGTTTGCCCGATACGGAGACTCAAGTGTCTGATCATGAGCAACGTTTGCGGAAACTCGAACAACGAATGGGTTGGATTTTTGGTGGCCTCGGCCTCCTGTCGGCCCTTGTTGGCGTGTTTTCGTTCAGCGTAGGTCAATGAAACCTGACCCTCAAGACCGGTGGAAAGTGCGCCGTCGCCTCATTTTCGGCGCGGCTGTTTTTGGTGCGTTGATGATTCTTGCTGGCGGTGTTGGCTTGTTTGGTGACAAATTCACGGGCGAGTTAGTGTACGGCGGTGTTACAATTATTAGTGCGGTTTTGTCCGCATATGCAGGGTTTGCCACCTTTGACGATAAATGGCAAGGAAACGGAGAAAACCCCGATGGATGAGTTTGAAATTGCGAAATGGTGGACGGCTGAACGTCGCGCCTGGCTGTACAAGGTCGCTGTTGCCGCAGTGCCTTTGATGATTGCTGTGGGTCTCGTGACCGGTGACATGGCTCAACTGATTTTGAACGTGCTGTCTGCCGTTCTGGGTGTGTCGGCAACGGGTATGGCGTTGACTAATGTGACGCCCGATAGCGTGTTTAAGATTGCTGTCGAGGTTGAAGAAGACGGTGACGGTAATCCTGACCAGTAATTAAAAAAGCCCCGGCAATCCGGGGCTTTTTTCACTGGCAGCTGTCACACATGAGCGCTTCCATTGGATCTACTGGACACTGGTATCCGTTAACGACATCGTTTTCCATGTTTTACTCATTTCTACGCTAAACTTCTCGGTGGAGAATAATGAAAATACTTTTCTTAGACCTTGAAACGTCACCCAATTTGGCTTACGTGTGGGGCCTTTGGCAACAGAACGTTTCGATCAACCAGATGGTTAACTCGACAGAGGTTATCTGTTTTGGTGCCCGCTGGTATGGTCAGCGGAAAGTCCATTTTAGCTCAGTTCACCATGACGGTAAAGCTGAAATGCTTAAAGCTATACATGAGCTTTTAGATGAGGCTGATGCTGTCGTGGGGTGGAATAGTGCCGCGTTTGATATGAAGCATTTGCGTCGTGAATTTGTGGAAAATGGTATGCATCCGCCGAGCCCGACGAAAGATATTGATTTGATGCGGGTGGCGAAGCAACAGTTTAAGTTCCCGTCGAACAAGCTTGACTATGTGGCTCAAAAGCTTGGTGTGGGTAAGAAAGTGAAGCATTCGGGTTTTGAGTTGTGGGTTGGTGCGATGGCGGGCGAGGATAAAGCTTGGCGAGAAATGAAGAAGTACCAGATCCAGGATGTCAATTTGCTTGTTGATTTGTATGAAAAGTTTTTGCCGTGGATTAAATCTCATCCGAACCATGCGATTGAGGGCATGTCGTGTGTGAACTGTGGTTCAGCGCATTTGCAGTCTCGTGGGGTGACGAAAACGACGACGGCCGTATATCAGCGGTATCAATGCCAGTCGTGTGGTCGGTGGATGCGTGACAGTAAATCACTTATGACGAGTAAAATGAGGCCAGACAACTAGGAGGCAGTTGTGACTATTCCTACTGGCGCGATGGGCGGTAGTCCGTTCCGTGACGTGTCCGAATTGTCGGATAATCCGACAGGTGGTTTTTTGCCGGATGAGAATGAGAAACCTCCGGCACAAGTTGTTGACGATTTCCACACGTATAGCGATGTGGATGCTCGTCAAGAATCGCAGCATCATACGTTGGGTGCGAACCCGACGCAGGCTTCCCCTGGGGATCATACGCATGATGGTGGTGATTCGGTGTTGCTGTTGGAGGGTTTTACGATTAGTGGGCAGCGTACGACGGATGCGTGGGCGCAGTCGGTGAATGCTATGCTTGTCCGTCTTGGCGCAACCGATAATTCGACTGCGGCTCCGTAATGGTTTCGAAGCAGAGGCAACCTACGGCTAGTGAGCTGTTGCAGCTTGCTGTCGCTGAGCTTGATCAGAGTATTCATAAACCGAATATCCTGAATTATGGCGAGAAGGATTACCCGGAACAGTTACGTTTTCACCAATCTAAAGCACGCGGACGGTTTATTTCTGGAGGTAACCGTGGAGGAAAAACCGACGCCGAAGTCGTTGAGTCTATCTGGTGGGCAACTGATACTCACCCATATCTTGAGCGGCCAGCTTATTGGGGCAGTGGACCGGTACAGCTCCGTTTTGTGGTCGTCGATGTAGCGAAAGGTATCGAGCAGATTATTCTGCCGAAAATGAAGCGGTGGATTCCGCGTTCGTATCTTGTCGATGGTGATTGGACGAAAAGCTGGGATAGTACGAACTATATTTTGACGTTTGATAATGGTTCGACGATTGATTTTGTCACGTGGGGTATGGACATGATGAAACTGGGTGGTGTGCCCAGGCATGGCATTTTCTTTGATGAGGAGCCACCTCAGCATATTTTTAACGAGTCGATGATGCGTCTAATCGATTACAACGGTTTTTGGGTGATTGCGGCCACTCCGACGAAGGGTATGGGGTGGACGTTTGATTTGCTGTGGGAGCCTGCCGTTGAAGGTAAGGCGGAAGATATTGACACGTTTACCTTGTCGGCTGAGCAGAATCCGTATATCGAAGCTGACGACGACGACATGAATTTTTACATGATGGGTATGGATAAAGAGGAGCGTGAGATCCGTGAAAAGGGTAGTTTCGTGGCTCGTAGTGGTTTGGTGTTTCCTGATATTGCTCAAAATACTGAACGCTACATTGTAGATTTTAGTCCGGCAGATGTGCCGCCAACGTGGGCAATTTATGCTTCTGTCGACCACGGGTTAAATAACCCGACAGCGTGGCTGTGGCATGCGGTGTCGCCACAGGGTGACATTGTGACGTTTGCGGAGCATTACCAGTCAAATATGGTTGTTGCGGAGCATGCGAATTTTGTGAAGCAACGTGAAATATCGTGGGGTAAAAAGCCGGACGATATCGAGCGGATGGGTGATCCGGCGATGCGGCAACGTAATGGTGTGACGGGTACAAGCATTGTGCAGGAGTATGCGTTGAATGACGTGTTTATCAATGTAGAGAATATCCCGCACGATGTGATGATCGGTATTGAAAAAATGCAGGCATATTTTCGTATTCGTAACGACAGTTATTGGGGGCTTGACCGGCCTAAATGGGTGATTTCTCGTAACTGCGCAAACTTTATTCGGGAAATGAAGAAGCTTCGGTGGGCGTCGTACAGTTCGGACAAAATGTCGTACGAAATGAATAAACAGGAAGTGGTGCATAAGAAAGATGACCACGCTTTTGACTCTGCCCGTTATTTTGCGACGACACGCCCCGATTTGAAGCCGTATGTGGACAGGTTGGCTACAAAAGACAAGCCAACTACGCTAAGCTATGAGGAGATGTGGTTGAAGCTGCGTAACGATCCTGATGTGACGTTTGCAGATGATCGCAGCACAGAGGACGGTCCTTTGTGGATTACTGAAGTAGATTATGGAGCGTTAGCATAATGAGCCGATTTCATCTTGTGCAGGCACCTCCGCGTGAGCCCGGACATTGTTGGATCACAAAAACAGCTGTAGGTCCTTTTATCGACACTGGCATTGACTTGAGTGTGAAAGTTATTGACCGTGGACGTATCTACATTTCGATTGATGCGTTGCGGGAAATGGCGCAAGTCGCTGGCCTGTTTGACGAGGAAGAACCAAAAACTGTCGGGCTACAGCGTAAGAAGTGGTACGACGAAGGATATAACGACGCAATGAAGGAGTTTTCAAATGAATCTGTTGATCGTTTTATTGAGCACATTAGCCGTAATTCTGCTGGGGTTGCTGGTAACGCAGCAATGGTGGCATCAGAGGGTCATTTCACGACTGCTGGAGCAGCAGTCCCTGAACCTGAAGACGCTACAGCAGAGTCACAACCAGTCATTGAAGAATCTAACGGATTTGAACAGCAAAGCGCAGAACCTGCTGTCGTCGAAGGATCCGTTAGCGTTCCAGCAGATTCAAGCAATGAACGAAACTACCGACTATAGTGGATATAGCGATTATGATCCGTCGGACGAGGCAGAGCTAGACCGTATCGCTAAACGTAACCCGAACTTGGCAGCAGGAGAAGACATAGATGGCCGAGAAGCCCGACAGTTATTCGCAGAACTTACAGGCATCGATCCAGAGTTCTACGGTAATTAAATTACCCGAGGACGGGCTTAACATTGATAAATACCGCCAGTCGAAAGAGGCGCAGAATCTTGTAGCGTGGGTGCAGTCTGAGTGGACGAAAGCGAAGACTGCCCGTAGCCAAAAGCAACTGCAGTGGTTTAACAACATGTCCATGTTTTATGGACACCAGTGGGTTGAACAGACTCGTGGTAATTTCCCGGAGGATCATCGGGATAAGTTGTTTACGCCTCGTAAGCCGTATTATCACCAGCGTAAAACGATTAACCGTGTCAGGTCGTATGTGCGGTGGGAAATGTCGAAAATGTTGTCGTCGTTTCCTACTGCGCAGGCGATTCCTTCGTCTAGTGAGGATGAAGACCAGAGGGCTGCGTTTGCTGCTGAGCAGGCGTGGACTTCGATTAGTGAGTCGAAGAAACTGCGTCACCACATGTCTCGTGCGGTTTGGTGGACGATTGTTACCGGCAACGGGTTTTTGAAGACGCATTGGGATACGACTTGTATGGACCGTGTGTCTGGCGAAATGGGCGACATTAAATATGGGCATGTGACGCCGTTTCACTTGTTTGTGCCGGATATTCGTGAGCAGGATATTGAAGACCAGCCGTTTGTGATTAACGCTTACACTAAACCTGTCGAATGGGCTCAGCATTATTTCGCCGCTGAGCTGGGTGATATCAAGCTTTCACCGTCGACGAGTGCGGCGAACCAGATTCTTGACGAGGCTTACCTTAACTTGGGTAACAGTAAAGCCCCAGACAGCGTGATTGTGTATGAGACGTGGGTGAAGCCGGGTGCCCACAAGATGATGCCTAACGGTGGGGTCATTATCACTGTTGACGACGTGCTGATTAGTGTTTACAAAGAAGGTTTCCCGTACCAGCACAACATGTATCCGTTTACTAAGTTTGAGCACATTCCGACAGCAACGTTTTATGCTGACAGCCCGATTGTGGACTTGTCGCAGTTGCAGAAAGAATACAACTCATTGCGTTCAGAAATCAGTGAGGCTGGTCGTCGTATGGCTAAACCTCAGCTGATTGCCCCGCAGGGCAGTATTGTTCCATCGAAACTGACGAACGAACCTGGTCTGGTCATTCAATACAAGCCTGGTATGAATCCTCCGCAACCGATGCCTTTACAGCCGTTGCCACAGTATTACTTGGATCAGCAGGATCGTGTGTTGAATGACTGGATTGACATTTCTGGTGAACGTGAAGTATCGCGTGGCGATACACCTCCGGGTGTGACATCTGGTACTGCAATTAGCTATTTGCAGGAAGCGTCTAACCAGTATTTGACTCCGCAGTTCCAAAGCATTGAATCGGGCGTGGAAAAGATTGCAACGCAGACGATTGAGTTGTTTGTCCAATATGTGGACATTCCTCGTAAGATTCGCACTGTCGGAGCTGATGGGGCGTTTGACACGATGTTGCTGCGTGGTGCTGATATTGCGTCGGGTACGGATGTTCGTATTGAGCCTGGTTCGTCGTATGCGAAGTCTAAAGCTGCTCAAGAGGCTCGTGTGATGGACATGTTTGCTGTGGGCATTATTGACCAGCCGACAGCGCTGAAGCTGCTTGAAGTGGGCGGTGTGCAGAAGATTGCGGACACGTTGAATGTGGCGGAGCGTAAGGCTCAGCGTGAAAACATTAAGATGAAGATGTTGACGCCGATGGAAATCGAGCAGGCCCGCATGCAGGCTATGCAGGAAATGATGGCGCAGTTGCCGCCAGAGGCTATGCAGGATCCTGAAATTATGGCTGAAATTGAAAACATGCCTGCACCGCCGATGATTCCTGTCGACGATTTCGACATGCATGAGATTCACATTGAAACGCATAACCGGTTCCGTATGTCGCAAGAGTACGAAATTTTGCCGGAAGAAGTTAAGGCACAGTTCGCGTCACATGTGGCAGAACATGAGAGAATTGTTCAGCAGAAACAGTTAATGAACTTCTTGGAGATGATTCCGGGGGACGGTTCGGAAGCGGGCGGCGCTCCTATGGGCGGAGACAGCATGGAAGTGCCTATTCCTGGCCCAGAGGCAGGTCCAGGCGCTACAATGGCTCCTAACGGAGCAGTACCCGATATGACCCCCGAGCAAGGAGTGGAAGATGGCCGACTTTGATGTGATTGCGGACACGACGCCGCAGTTGGAGTTTGCGCCGACTCGTAACTATGGTCGTAAGACTATTAGCGAGTTGAAGACTGAGCTTCAGGCGAAAGATGACACGACGTACACCGATGCAGCCATCCTTGAGATGACGTACAACGATTTGGTGAACGCTATTCGTGTGACACCTGACGCAGAGTAACAAACTTATAACTAAATACAGTAAACTAGAAACCAAACAGCTAGGGCCCCCTGGGGGTACGGCGAAAAGGAGTATGTAATGGACGAAGCTGCAGGTACAGAGGTTGACACTTCGACGGAAGTTCAAGAGCCTTCAGGGCCGGTAGAAACAGCGGAACCTACCGCTGATGTCGAAACTGACACATCATCGGTGAATCCCGCTTGGGAATCCGTACGTACAAAACTCGATCCTGTGAGTTTTCATGCGATCGAAGACGAACTGAAGAAATGGGACAAGTCCGCAGAATCGCGTATTTCGTCGCTTAACCAGCAACTTAAGCAGTATAACGAGCTTGGGTCGCCGGAGCAGCTGCAAACATACGCTTCTATTGCTCAGAAGCTTGATACTGAGCCGGAAACTGTTTACAACGCTCTCGGTGAGTTTTTGAAGCAAAATGGTCGAATGCCCGAAACTGAGCAAGAAATGCAGGACGCGGTAGACGATCAGGAAGACGCAGAGTCTGAAGAGAATCCTTTGGATCCTCGTATTGCGCAGTTGGAACAACAGCAGCAGCAATTACAGGAGTTCCTTGCTCAGCAGGAGCAGGTGAAAATCCAGCAGGAAGCTGACCAGGCTTTAGATCAGGAAATCCAGGAACTTCGACAGCAGATGCCTGACTTCACGGAAGATGATGTGAAGGAAGTGTTGATGCGGGCGGCGTTCCAGCTTCAGAGCGGCAACCAGAAGGTAAAACTTGCTGATGTGGCTCAGGAGTACATGGATAAGACAGTAAACCGAATTCGCGCAGTACCGCGCCCAGGAGATTCGGCCCCGCGTCTACTTCCAACATCTGGTGGTGTCCCCAACGGACAGCAGCAGGCCCCGTTGGGCAAGATGTCAAGGACGGATGTGCAAGATTACATTGCAGCATCTTTGCAGCAGGGTAGGTAAGGGACTTCTCCTTTAACTATCGAAAGGAAATTAATCAATGCCTGCAACCCTTGCAACCATTGAGTCTTACCTCAAGGAGGTGTACCAGGGACGTATCCGCGAGCAGCTGAACGATGAAATCGTTGCGCTGAAGCGTATTACTCGCAGTGGCTCTGGTGTCACCAACGAAACTGGTGGTAAGTATGTTACGTTCCCGATCCACACCCGCCGTAACAGCGGTATTGGATCGCGTTACGAGTCTGAGGCTCTGCCGACCCCCGGTCAGCAGGGGCACGCTGCGGCTCGTATCGGCCTGAAATACGCTTACGGTGGAGTTCAGTTGACTGGTCAGGCTATCAGCCTGTCGGACACTGACGCCAAAGCGTTTGCTAAGGCTCTGGATACTGAGGTCGAAGGTCTTAAGAACGACCTGAAGAAAGACATGAACCGTCAGGTGTACGGTACCGGTAACGGTGCTGTGGCTGTCGCTTCTGGTGCTGAGACTGGACAGGTTATCCCTGTTTACGACGCTCGCCTGTTCCAGATTGGTATGGTGATTGACACTCAGACTGGTACTACCGTGGACAACGAAGACCTCGTTGTGACTGCTGTGGACTTGACTGCTGGTGCCAACACTGTGACTGTTTCCGGTACTATCGGAACTTCTACCGCCGACGGGGACATTCTGGTCCGTGCCGGTTCTGGTGTGGGTGCTTCCGGTAACCGTGAACTTACCGGTCTGGCCGCTATCATCAGCGACTCGGGTACTCTGTACAACATTGACCCGTCGACTGAGCCCGAGTGGAAAGCAACCGTTGACTCTAACGGTGGCACCAACCGCGCACTGTCGGAGTCTCTGATGATTCAGATGACCGATGACATCCGTGTGAAGGGTGGTTCGACCTCCCTGATCCTGCAGTCGCTTGGTGTTCGCCGGGCGTACTTTAACCTTCTGTCGCAGCTCCGTCAGACGGTTAACACGCAGGAGTTCACTGGTGGATTCAGCGGTCTGGCGTTCACCACTGACCGGGGTGAAATCCCTGTCGTGGCTGACCCGGATGCTCCGCTGAACAAGCAGTGGTACATCAACGAGGACGCGGTGACTTACTACCGCGACGAGGACTGGCACTTCATCGACCGTGACGGTTCGATGTGGAAGCAGGTCCGCGACTCGAACGGTGACTACGACGCTTACTACGCTCGTATGGTGGAATACCACGAGCTGGGTACTGACCGTCGTAACACCCACGGTGTAATTGAGGACATTACCGAAGCCTAGTCTTCGTTCTCAGTGGCCCGTCCCCTATAATGGTTAGGGGGCGGGCCAACATCTTTTTGGAGCTTCTATGGAATTTGAGTACCCGTTCTACGCGACAAGCACTGTCTTGCCGGAGGGTTTGTCGACGGATGATTACCGTCACGAGTTTTACAAAAACAACCGGTATATGGGTATTGAGCAGGAATATACGGTTGCGGGTGGTACCGACGGAACCCAACCAACATTTAATGGCGACCCGCTGTTTTCCGGTAAATATGTAATTTTTGGCAGCACTGTGTATTTTGATGTACAAATTGATTTTGACAACATTACGTCTTTTGGTACTGGTCAGTATTATGTGTCGCTTCCGTTTGCGTCGAAATATGGTTGCATGATTCGTAACGGATGCTTGCACGATAACGATACGGGGTTTCAATATCACATTTCTGGTCACGTAGCTGCTGATTCTGACGAGTTGCAATTATTTACAACAGATTTGTCAGGTCAAAGGCTTCGTGATTACCCGTTTGAGCAGGGCGAGCCTGTCACGTTGACGACAGCAGACAATTTTCACATTTCCGGTACGTACATTGTTGACGACAGTTAGGAGTAGTCGTGCAAGATAAGATTGTTTTTTTCCAGTCGGCGTCTGAACTGCCTGAGGGTTTGTCTCTTGCTGACTATGAGCACCAGTTTTATACGACGAATGCTGGTAAGGAGCTTCTTACTGTCGAAATCGAAGATCTTGGCGACGGTAACGCTATTGTTTACGATGCAACTGTGGGGGCTTGGAAAAATGGCGCTGGTGCTGTAGGCCCAGAAGGTCCTGAGGGTCCGGCTGGCCCTACGGGTCCGCAGGGTCCCGCTGGCGCAACAGGTGCTACTGGTCCGCAAGGCCCGCAGGGTGAGACTGGGCCTGCTGGTGCTGATTCGACGGTTCCCGGCCCGGAAGGACCCCAAGGCCCGCAGGGTGAGACAGGAGCGCAGGGTCCGACAGGTCCGCAAGGCCCGGAGGGCGACACTGGTCCTCAAGGGCCACAAGGTGTCCAAGGCGAGCAGGGTGATCCTGGCGTGGTAGCTGCTACTTCTCCGCTAACTTATGACAGCGGGACCCAAACTGTCGCGTTGGGGGCTACCACGTGGGGGCAATTAGCTGGCTCGTAAGCTAAAATCTACGTATGGTTACTTCATTAGGACAATCCCCGCAGGTATACAACTCTGACTTAGGCGAGTTCGTACGTGACGACCACGTGCGTTTTGCTGAAATTCTGAAAGATCTTAAACCAACCTACAGTTTGGTATATATTCCGCAGAAAGACCGCAGCACGCCGGAAGAGCATCAAAAGCCGTGGGCTATCCTCGACAGTCCCGACAATCTGCAGGAATACATTGTGCGTTACCTGTCGGAAGAGGAGATGAAAGAGCCGCATAAAATTCTTGCGTGGCTGTTTGACGGCGATTTGACTCGACACGGGGCAGATAACGTGTTGAAGCGTATTGAAGCAGAGGAGAACGCGAAAAAGCTGCTGGAATTAAAACAGCAGGAGGACGAATTAGAGGATAGAATGGAAATCGCTGAATTCTTTGTTACTGGGGGGCGGGACAAAAAGCACACCTTCACTTATAACGGAAAGAAGTTTGAACGATGAGTTATGTCTCGCCGACGAAAACCGTTCAAGACGTTTTCGATTATGTGAAACGTGTGTTTGGTGATGAAGCTGGTGTGCAATTAAGCAGTGCTGACATTATTCGTTGGATTAACGAAGCCCAACGGGAAATTAACCGTCAGAACGCAGTGCTGCAGCAAGTGGCGACGACTGCGTTAAACGCTGGGCAAGCTGAATACACCCTGTCGGGGGTGACTCCTGCGATTTACGAAATTAACAGCCTGCTGATTAATGGTCGTCGGATCGGTAACATTTCTGTGTCTCAAGCGGAGGAATCAATTTCGCTTGCAGATCCTGAAAGTGAAGAGACGGGGGCTCCCCAGTTTTGGTATGAGTGGGCGAACACGATTACTTTTTGGCCCGTACCAAGTACTGCGGGGACGATTAAGATTCGCTACACGGCAGTGCCTGCAGACATTAGTGCTGCGGGGGACACGTTGACTATGCCTGATGAGTATTTTATGGATGTCGTCAATTTTGTGTTGAAGATGGCGTATGAGATGGATGAGAATCCTGAAATGATGCAAGCAAAATCGGTCGAGTTTAACCAGAGTCTTGCCGAAAGGGGCGAACAGTTCCGCAATGCGGAACACATGACATACCCGAAGATTACGGTATACGAACTGTTTTAGGAGCGGCCCATGCCAGGTCAGGCTATCCAAGTGGGGCCGTTTATTGGTGGCCTTAACACGTTCAGTGACCCTTCCGCTGTTGCTGACAATGAGCTTGTCGTGTGCGAAAACTTTGAATTGGATTTGGATGGTTCGTTAAAGTCTCGCCCCCCGATTGTTGACACGGGTGTTGCGTTTCCTTTAAGTACGACAGGTGACATTAACCTGCTTGGCTACTATTACACGGGCTCCGGCGATGCTTACTTGATTGCTAGCGATGGCGACAGTTCCACGTATTACTACAACGGTGTGACGTGGACGTTGATTACGAGTGCGTTGTCTGCTGAGGCTTTTGCCCAGTTTGACGATAAAGCATGGTTGTCTGCTGCTGTCGGATCTAGCCAAACGGGTGGTTATTGGGATCCTTCTGGTGGGTTTACGACGGACAGTAACATGCCTGAGGGTGAAATCATGGTGGTGTTTAAAGGCCGCATGTGGATTGCTGAGGGTAAAGACAGTACTAATAATGGTACTCGTTTGTATCGGTCGAGGACTCTTGCTGATCCGAGCTTGTGGCAGGCAACAAACGATTTTATTGACATTGGTTCAGGTGACGGTCAAAACATTGTCAATTTGGCTGTGTATTTCAACACGTTGCTTATTTTCCGTACTGGATCTATTTATGGTTTGCAGTATGCGACAGATCCTGCATCAGCTGTGGTGGCGTTGGTTGTGCCAAACGTGGGTCTTGCCAGTAAGGATGCGTTAGACCAGTTTGAAAGCTTCATTTATTTTATGTATGAAGATAAAGCGTACGAGTTTAGTAATAACCGTGCCGCTCAAATCAACGTAAAAGTGCCGTTTACTGCGACATCGACGACTGACATTTACATTCCGTTTGCTGTTTCCGAGTTTAACCGTCGAGTTATTTTCTCTTACTACAACGTGCTATACGTGTATAGCTTGCGGACTCGAACATGGACAACATGGAAATCGGATTCGTTTGGCGCTATCGGCAAAATTGTGAAGCAGGACAATCCGACGGGTGCGTCCACTGCAATTGCACATAAGTCTGTGGAGGTTGCTGCTGGCGGTTCGAGAAGCACTCCTACCCTGTCGATTACTGACGAAGTGGGTAACGACACGGAAACGATGACGTGTACGATGCAGACGAAAAACTTTAACTACCAGGCAGGTTCTGTCTATAAACGCCTGTTCTGGTGGGGTGTGGACGCTACGTTTAAACAGACTGTCCGAGGTTTGGCTTTCCCAATTACGTTTAACTTTACGGTCACGTGGGGCGGGTTGGCGACAAGCCTGTGGAGCAGTTTGACGGATAATACTTGGTTTAGGCCGTTGAGTGAGTCGCCTGACGTTGAAACCGATGTGGACATTACTGGCACTTTGGTGGGCCGTAAGTTTATTAAATTCTTTAAGAGTCTTCGGTTTAGGCAGATTTATTACCGTGTCGAGTTTGATACTGATGGTTCTCAGTCGACAGCTCCGGTAAAATTGTTTTCACTGATGACGTATGTGAATCCGAAAGAAACAGTGTCCCGACAGGTTAGCTAACTAAAAGGAGTTAGGGTAAACTAACTATGAACCGTTTTCGTAAACAATTTAGCGAAGTTCCCCAAGCGGGGGGCGGGTTTAACGCTTACGCTGCGGGTAAAAAACATTATGGATCTGGTCGGCCCATGCCGACGGTGGGTCGAGTAAAAAACAAGGTAGGTTACGGCGTTAGGGACGGCAAAGCCAACGCGAGGCGTGAAGCGATGTTGAGGAGGCTTTCTTAATGGCTAAGAAAGTGTGGGATACGAAAAATCCCAAGCCGAAGAGTGAACGTAAGTCTTTGTCGCCGTCTCAAAAATCTGAGGCTAAGTCTCGTGCGAAGGCTGCTGGTCGCCCGTATCCGAATCTTGTTGACAATATGGCTGCGGCTCGTGAGAAAGCTATGAGAAAGAGGGCTTCGTAATGCGTCGGGATTATGGAACGATGGGTAATCGGCTTGCCCCGCAACGTGATGACATGTCTGCCCGTAAAGACATGGAAGAAGAGCGTAAGCGTGCCCGACAGGATGCGATGATGAAGCGCCTGTCGATTGGTGGTAAGTAATGGATATGGATCGTACTTTTAGAACGCCTCCTCCTGAGATTGATAGGGATGAGCTTGCGTTTCGTATGGCGATGGCGAACATTGGTAAGCCGGATGCGTATATGGGTGATTTGCTTCCTGCTCCGCGTCAGATCGGTCAGTCTGTGACGCAGGGTGAGGATATGCGTCGTGCTGAAATGGATGCTCAGTTGGATGCGATGATGCGTCGTATGCAGGAGCAGCGTGCTGGCCGTGAAATGCAAAATCAGGGGCCTGTTGATGTTCCGCAGAAGCCTGAGCCGAGGCGGGATGTGGCTGAGTTTTTGCGTGGTTTGATGGGTGGTGGTCGATAATGGCTAGGTTTTACGAACGACAAGTTCAAAGCAGTAAAGCTGTTAGGCCCCCATCTTCTTTCTCCCCTCCCAAGCCCCCACCAGCTCTTGTTCCCGGCCCTACAGGCACTGACCCTACAGGCTACTCTGCACGAACTGGGGGCGCTGGAGCTAGTCGTGACCCTAGAGTTGGAGGCAGTGGTTTTGACTCTGGCGGAGGCGGTTCCGACTCTGGTGGGGGCGGAGGCCGTAGCGAAGAACGCTACTGGTACCAACCAGACTGGCGAGACAGTGCCTACAACCAACAACTCGCCGCTATTAACCGTGCCCTCTCAGACTTTGAAACCGAACTCGGCCTACGCGGCGAACGTTACGGCACCGACTACATGGAAGGTGTCCGCAAACTCGGCTACCGGCCCGGCGAAGAATTCTCCGCAAACGTCGACATTTTCAGTCTTCCCGGTGTTGCCGAAACAGGTACATCAGGTGCTGCCGGACTCGCAGCAGCCCGCAGCGTTATGTCGCCCGACGAATCACCTATCCAACGGCTTGGTACCGCAGGTGGGCAATTTGATTACGAAGGCGAGTATGACCCGTTTACTGCAGCAGCCCGTGGAACACGGACTGCCCGTGACGAATTCGCTGGGCGCGGCATGCTCCGGTCTAGCGATTTCGCTAAATCATATGCCGACTTCCAGGATCGTTTGCAAGACCAACTGTCGTCGATGGAACGTGGACGGTCACGGTTTTACGAGGATGCTGCAATGGATCTTGCTCAGCGTCGTAGTCGCCGGTGAGTATAGGACTCGATAATGACAATGGATCGTGGAATGAACCGGGTTCGTGTCCGGGGCGCTGGCGTGCCGATGAATGTGCCTCAAGACACTGAACAACCTCCCCCTACTAACCCGTACTACCCGTACCCTGGCGAGCGCCCCGACCAACCTTCAGAGCAGGCTTCTAGTTGGGATCCGGTGAGGGAACTTGCTGAGCGAATTGCTGGCGGTGCGAGGGAAGCTGTTAGTGGTTTTGGTGATACTGCTGTCGGACAGTTTTTGAGGAATGCTTCACCTCGCGGGCCAGAAGGCGCTAGGGAGCGGTTTAACGAAGATGTCCAAGGTTTGGGAGATCTTTTGGGACGCAGTTTTCAAAACATGCTTGCAGGTGCGGGCAGTGTTTTTAGCGACGGTCGGGAAGAAGGCAGCCCAGTTGTTGACTCTCCTTTTACTAGCAGCGATGCCGTCCAACAGTTGACGCAAGCAGGCCCAGCAGCCCCTTCGTTTGACGAAATGCTTGCACAGTACCAGTTTGATGCTTCGCCTTACGACAGGGCAGCTGACTACATGACAGAGCGGCGGGCAGCTCAAATGCGTGCCATTCAAGACATGTACAACCAGTATGCCGCTGAAACACAAGCTAACGTGGACCGTATTGGCGACATTTATGGTGGTGCCGAAGCGGGCATTGGTGAGACGTACGACAGTGCTACACAAGCTATTGCTGATGCGTATGCTTCGTCTCAGCAGCAAGCCGCCGACCAGATGGCTCGACTAGGTATTGAAGAGGCAGCCCCAGCTGTTATGGATCCGATGGCTTTGTCGCAGGCTGAAACCCTGTCGGGGTTGGAAACTAACCGTGCGTCTGGTTTGGGTGCTACTCAGCGGTTTGGTGCAACGGCCGGTGGTTTTGCTTCCGACATGGCGACAGTTGCTCAGCAGCAGGCGTTGGAGAACCAGCGCAGTGCTACGGATCAGCTGGTTGATCAGTTGTTTGAGTTGGAAATGCAGCGAGCCCAGGCTGAGCAAGCTTACGACCCGTATTCGCGGTTGTTGCAGGAGATGGAAGCTCGCAGTGCCTACGAACAAATGGTTAACCCACAGCCAGATCCAGCAGCAATGCAGGATCAGGCCGAGTTCTTGTATCGCCAGGAACAGGATGATATTGAAAACTTTAACCGCCGTGTCGACAGCTATCAGGAAAATCTTCCCGGAGAGATTGAAGAAAGCCAGCAAGCTGCGTACGAAGCTGCTATGCGGGACGCACAAACTGGTATGTTTGGACCTAGGTTAAAAGCGGAGGCAGACGCCTATTTTGCGGGACAAGGTGCCCAATAGTAAGGAGTAAAGGTGGTTGAGAAACGTCAGGACGCCTTTACAGAATACGTAAAAAGCCGTCAAAATCAGACTGGCGATATTGGCGTTAGTTTTAGTCCTTATGCGGGCGGTGTAAGTGGTGGTGCTCAAAAACCGCAGGAACGCGGCTGGTTGGGCACTCTTGTCGATTTTCTTAATACTGGTGTATATGCGGGAACTACGCAACTTAACCGCATCATGGACATTCCACAGAATGTAGAAAAGATCCAGCAAAAAGCTGAGGCGGGCGACACTGGCGGAGCGGTTCTCGATTCGATTGCTACTGTTGGTGGTGTTATCCAAGCTCCGATTCGTGGTGCGACGACTCCTATTCGCCGCGTTCTTGGCCAAGAAATCCAAGAAGGCGAAGACGACACGTATGAAGCCATTATTGAACGCGGTGTCGATATGGCTAACGCTGGAAACCCTAACTACGTTGACGTGGAAGACAATGTAAATCGGTGGGGTAAAGCTGGTGTTGGTTTAGCTTTAGATATTGGTCTTGACCCGTTGACTTATGCAACGTTTGGTGCGTTGGGTGCTGCAAAACTTGCCACTCGTGGTGGGGCTGCTGCAGCAAAAACGGCGGAAGAAATTGCTGAAAATGCTAACAAAATTCCGACACCTACTCAAGCGTTAGCTAAGGATCTGCCGGAAGCTGCCGCATTGCCGGAACTTGGGGCGGCACAGCGACTTAACATTCCTGGGACAGGCGTTCCTAAAGTCCCTGCAGACACTCCGCGGATCACCGCCAACGAGGGTGCCGACAACATGCCTGTCAACAACATTGCAGAAACGGTCGCTAAAGCCGCTGACGACGATGTTCTCAATAGCCGCCGTGTCGAAGAAATCGCTAACGAGCAAGTTAGCAAAGCTGTCGATAGCAAAATTGTTCGAGACAATAAAGGCCAACAGATTAACCTCCGCGGTGGCTTAGAAAGTTTCTTTAACTTCTTAAAGAAAGCGACACCTAAAGGTTCTGCATCGAAACTTACCGGCACGCTGGGTTCGTTTATTAAATTGCTTGATGACGATATTGCCAAGATTGGTGGTTCGGTCCGTCTTGAAGAAGCAATCCCCGGCTATGTGGCGGAAACTATTGAGGGTGCTGCTGCAAAGATTGCTCCGACAGTTGAAGGTGCTTTGCGTCAATACCAGCAGGTGCAGAAAGTTAACACTCCGGCTGCTCGGGCTATCCGCGAAGCTATTGAGACTCGTGTGTTGACACCGCTGCAGGCACGGTATAACAGCGCTGTGCAGGCGGGTAAGAATGTTACTGCGTTTGGTACTCCCCGCACCGCTCGGGATGCTGCTTTGCAAGCTTCTGAGGCGTCTGCTGCTGAGATGGTGGCAACGAACTTACGCCGTTTGACGGAGGGTTCGAGAGCCCGTGGTGTGGCGCTTATGGGTGAGGATTTGTTTAACGCCATTTCTAATATGCAGGCTAACGATCTTGCCCCGATTTTGGATGATCTTGATTTGTTGTTGCGTTCTGACGGTGTGGTAAAAGATATTGCGCCGTTGCTGCAGGGCGACGTGTCGTCTCAGTTCTTGAAACTGTTTGACATTGATAATGCGATGTATTCGGCGGCGAAGCTTGATGTTGCTAAGCGGTTGGAGGATGTCACTCAGGGAGCACCTAAGAGTACGCTAGACGAGGCTTTGGATGTTGCCGACGAATCAACGTTGGCTGCTGATGAGCTGTCTGACGCACTTGCAGCTTTTGGTATTGCACCCACTCGATTTAGTTTCTTGCGTAATGAACAAAACTTTGACGAAGTTGTATCAATGTATACGGCAGCTGTCGAGGAAGCAGCAAAAGCGGCAAAACTTAATTTTCTCGACGAAGGCTTGTTGAAAAAACGCGGCTATGTTTTTTGGACCGACAACGGTGTTCCCCGTACCGAAAACATTTTTGGTGAGGGTAAAGGTATTCTGCGCAATCAAATTTCTACGTATGGGCAGTTTAATTACATTCTTGCAGCAGCAAAGAAGATCCAAGAACGTTTCTTAAAAGCACCGTTTACTAGCAAACTGTTTCCCGAGCAACGAGCTAGTTTGAAAGAAGCGTTGACTCTTGCGGCTATGCGCACAATGGAAAAAACACTTGAAGCTAAAGGTGTGCCAATCACAATGGACATGAAACTTGTCAAGGATGGCGCTTCTCAATTCCGTAATTTGCGTTTTAGCCGAGTGTACGACGAGTTGGCGAAAAACGACAGGTTGCGCACGTCTTTGCGTTTCGCATTGTTTAACCCTAAAACTGGTCTGCCTTTCACTAAATTAATGGATGGTGTAATGACTGCCGTGTCTGGAGGCACTAAGGACGAAGTGCTTGCAGTTCTGCGCTCTGTCGAAACCCGTAACGGTGTCCGCGTATTTGATCCGAAAACGGGTAAAACGAGCTACCAAACAGGGAAAACTATTCCCAACTTTTTCTCTGATCCTAAAGCGACAGCAAAGTTTGGTCGGACCTCCTTTAACTCAGGCAAAGTAAGCGACGACATTGCCCAAGCAATTGTCGATAGCCGAGCAGCTTTTGACGACATTTCTGAGATTTACGCCAAAGAGTACCGTACTCGCGGAATGGCTGAAGCCGAAGCCGTATCAGCAACTGTTGGCGAAATCGTTATGAAGATGCTGAACGACCCCACTAAAGTTGCACAAACTGGTCTCGCTATTGCAAAGTCTGGCCGCATGGTGGGCGACACGGTAGAAACTATCGGTGACATGACTAACCTGGGCATGGTGCTAGGCAATGCTCGGGTCCAAGCTAGCCTCGGCACAAACTTTAAAGGCAGTGCAGAAGCAATGGTTGATACTGCGGAAGCGGTGGCTAAACGTGATCCTGAGGCTGTGTCGAAAGCGCAGACGAAAGCTAACGAGCTTGACGATGAAATTGTGCAGGGTGCAGATCAAGCAGCTAAGCAGGCTGTGGAAGACGTGTTAGCTGGCCGTGTGACTGTGCAGAACCAAAAGCTAGTTGATGAAGTTGTGGGCGAGGCGGTTGATCACGCAAACGACGCATATAAAGCATGGACAACTCGTGGCTACGCCAGTATTAAAGCAGGCATTGCTCGGGCCTTGAACCCACTTAACAAATTCTTTAATGTTAACCGTGGCATGAATGCGGACAACCTGCTGTACGTGTCTCAAATGTTTAGAGGCCAAGAAAATCTACACCACGCTTTTCACAAAGAGTTGTTTGAACCAATTAACCGGCTCGGCAAAAAATACAATGGTTACGTTGACGACAGCACCACAATTTTGCAGGCAGCCTGGAATGCGATTCGTGGTGGCTATCAAGCTCCCGGTGTTGCGGGCCAAGCACAAAAAGAGCTAACACCGTTTGTCGGTAAATTCTTTAACTTGGACGGTGATCCGGCTAACTCTCTTATGGGTGCCGCAATTATCCGCGGCGGTGGAAACTTGGATCGCATTAACCAAGTAATGGCAAGCAAGCGTGTGCTTGAAACGACAGCAGATAGTGTGCCTTTAACACCCGACGAGTATTTTGATTTGGGCAAAATTGTCGAGGAACTTGGACCCAGTGCAAGCGCTCAAGACATTACACGAGCTTTGGGTGAACAGTGGAAGACGTGGGATGTCCGCGACCCCGTATTGTTTTTGGATCGCATGACTCGTGCAACAACGCAGATTATTGGCGAAGTTGGGTACGTTAGCAAGATGCTGGATGTTTCCCAAACATTGGGTCTTGCGAGCAAAACTCCTAGAAAAGGTTTTGTTAAATTACAGCCTGAAACTAATGTCACCCTGTCGGCTCACATCAGCGGCGAATGGTTTGTTGATCCCGAAGTGGCCGAAGCTTTTACTAACTTAAGTAAGCATATGGATGAAATTGGCCGCACAGGCGTATCAAAGATTGAGCGTCAAATTGACGAATTTACTGACGCCTTCAAATATGGTGCTACGCAGGCTCGGCTTGGCCACCACACCCGTAACTTTGCGGGTGGTTTGTCAATGACGGGTATGGCTCAAGGTATTAAACATTTTGACAAGGCGTTTAAAGAATCGTTAAAAATTACACCTAAAGCTAGCAACATTCAGTTGACTGATCGTATAGGTACTCAAGCTATCCAGGATGTTGACTATCTTGCAATGCTGACGCGGCTTGACGAGCCTTTGCGTCGTACAGTAAATAATGCTGACGAATCTGCTCGGGTTGTTCACAAAGGGTCAAAACGCAGCATTACTGAGGGTGAGTTGGTTGATGCTATTGCTCGTTACGGTATTGACCCGCCAGTTGCTGCTGCTGAATCGTTTGCCACGTTAGGTACGGCACAGGGTCGAGTAGGTCGTTACACTCAAAAACTTTTGACTTTTGCCAGCATTGGTTTGGCTTCTCGGGGTGGGCGATTTGAAAAGTTTTGGACGGGGCTTTCGCAAGCACAAGACCACACGAACCGTAATCACATGTTTATTCAATATGTGATGCAAGCTGTTGATGGCCAAAAAATGTCTAGGGGTATTGGTAAAACAGTTAAATTTGATTTCAGTAAAGATGACGTG